CAATGACGTTTGGCTGCACGCCAAGCTTTCGCAAGAGGTGCGTCATCGTACAATCGAAGCACGGCCCCGGCCCAACTACAGCGGTCCCTTTGTGTTTGCATTGGATGTGGCTCATAAGCGGGTCCGCAGGCTTCTTCACACTTTATACTCCCGAACGATGAGAGGTACAACACGCCAGGGCGCCTTTGAATCCAACACGCCCGGCTTCGCTTCCCGTGCTACACGGATCAGGAAGGTCCGTTCGAAGACGGGCTCCTCCTCTTTTTGTATGCTGACTCCGACCGGCACGTCGACGGCAAGCTCCTCGGTCAACGCCGCTGGTATGCCTTCAACCGGCACGGGTCGACCCAGGTGAAAGCCTCTGATCTTTGCATTAAAAATCTTCTTGAGGGTATCAGGACAGGGTTTGCCCTCCTCGTCCGAAAAGATGAGGCGACAAGTTGGAGTGATACGTTCGTGCGCGGCCTCCCAGTTTTCGTTAATCACGTCGTTCAGGAAAGCCCGTAGCACTCTGTCCGGATAGTCCATCGCCTTCCCCCTTGCGGAGACGCTTTGTCCCGATCTTTTCGCCACGCTTGAAACAATCCGGGCAAACCAAGCGGTCATTCTTGGTTGACTTATAAGCGTTCACCGCCGGGAAGACCTTATTGCATGAGACCTCAGAGCAGACGGTGGTTGGGGGTTCGTCCGGTACGGATAGGCGCCCTTCCAACGTCAATATGATATAATGCCCGTCGGGACGCTTTTCGGTGGTGACGTTGAGCCGAAGATTATTCCTTTCGATATCCTTCGCAAGCAACTCGGAGTAATCAGATAATGACTCAAAGTCAAAAAAGAGAACGGCTGTATCGTCGGCCTTGACCCGGAAATTGACGAACCGCCCGACAAGCATCTCCTCGCCATAGATGGACGCCTTAACGTCCCAAGTGAACGCTCGAAGCTCATCGCCTTGCTTGCAGAGCTTAAAGCTCGCGGGGAGAAGCGTCTGATATGTTTTAGTCGTAGCCGTGACCATCGTCTATCTCCACATCAGGTGATTCCCGCCGAAGCCTAGCCGCCGAAGATGCTGAGAAGTTGCCTTTACGGTGACCAGGAAGTGGCATGGCCGGACGAATACGGACTCGGTCCGGGTCCGGCTGGTACTCGATCCCTTCCAGGCAGGCTTCCGAGCAACCATAACCGGCTTCGTGCCAGTGCTTCAACCCGGACCTCGCTGCCCACTCCTGCGCATACCTTCGCCCTTTGCGGAGAGCATTTCTCATCAGCTTGCGCTGCGTCAATGTCTCCTCCGAAAGTAGCGGTTCGCTCATAACCTGTCCACCCAGCCTTGAACGATCTTAATCATTGCTTCTACGTCACCGTCATCGGCACCCAAGCACGTAGGCAAACCGTATTCGTAAGGGGAAACCTCCCTCGCATAGTCGTCCAAGGCCGTAAGCAACTCCTTAATTTTTTCCCGGTCTACCTTCACGCTCGCTCCGGTGCCTGTGTCAGGCACTTGAGAAAATTGTTCAGGGTCGTTGCGATGAACGGCGTAAAAATCATCATGACATCAACTGCATCTTTTGGATCCTCACGCTTACCATAAGCGTTCATAAACTTTTCGGCGTCCCCAACCCACGCGACTATCGGCTGCCAGAAGTTTTTGCTCAAGACAACTATCGGCAGCCCGTTGTGCATTTCCCAGTATTCTTTCGACGCATCCATTGCCTGCCGGTACGCCTTCGCGATGAACCCTGATATGCCGCTCTCCCACAGCTTTGGGCCAAGGTCCCATTGCTCCGTGTTTTTCGTTTCAACCCACAACGGACGCCCGAAAAGCTGCACGGAAGCTCGAGCCCGCCCGGTTAGGAGCGGCACGTCAGACCCCGCTTCCCCCATGCGTCGTACCCCCAGGTCGGCCCCGGAGCCCTCCGGCACCCACAAGGCACCGTTCCGCATGCCAGCCTTTGTGGGCGGCACGGCTTCAATAGTGAGATTACACCTTGCAGCTATGGCTTCGGCAACGTCAACCTGGAGCCGACGACCCTTGGCCTTGGCCGCTTGGATGCTTATCCGTTTATCTCGCGACTTGCTCATAGGGATTGCAGACAGAGCTTCGGTTCCCAGGCCACGACGGTGCCGAGGTAAAACATCGTAAGTCCGATAACCATGACCGCTAGGATGCCCACAAGGAGCGCCCGTGTTGCTTGCCATTGGAGCATCCGGATGGTCGCTTCTTGGTCGTCGTCATTGACGATGCAGAACTTGCCGAACTGTCCAACGGCCTTTGAGGTAAACACCACCACCTTGTCCCCGCCGAGAACAAACCGCTTCAGGTAGTCAAACATCAGTCGCCTCCTTTGATCTTGGCATCTCCGACATTCCCGATGCCTTCAACCCCAGGAAGCCCCATTTGCCCGAACGATGCTTTCACGTAGGCGCCCCGCTTGAAGATCGGCATTTCGCACTCAGCCATCTTACCCTTTGCGATTTGCTTCTTCCATTTACAGTCAGGATCTTTCGGGTAGTTACCCTGCTCCCACTTAACGCTTGACTCCGCCCTTAGCCGTTCCCATTCCTTCGGACTGCATAGCGGGTACACGTACCGGAACAACAGCCCGGAGTACCGCGTGAACCCGTAGGGTGCCAGATACTCGTAGCTCAGGCTCATGAACTTCCCGGACCGTGGACGCCCCGGTATGTTGACCTTTCCCTGCAACGACCTCTCGTGAACCTTAACGCCGTCGGGGGTCATATACATCGACGCCCAGATGTACCCACCGTAGTAAAAATTGGAGCCCTGGTACACGTAGCCCGGCTTCCCGATGACGCCATCGGCCCAGGTGAACAAGACCTTCCGGTCGGGGAAGTCCCGTTTGAGCATCTTTATACACCGAGCCATGAAATACGACTCAGAGTTTTTGGGAAGCTCGTTGAGCATGCAGAGCTTCCCTATCTCAAAATAGTCTTTCGTTGTGAGGGAAGGAAACAACTTGCGGATGGTGTGAAGGGGAGCCGTACCGTAACCCAGGGTCATCACGGCAACGAGCTGGCCGTCATTGAAACCGCCGATAATGGCCTTGGTGTGACGCGGCATCACTTTGCTGTAATGGATACGGTGGATGAACGGAACCGCGTCGACGTCTTGTATGTACCGGCACTCTTCGATCAGGTATTTTTTCTTTGGAGCATCCACGCCACGCCTCGCCTAGCCATGCCCTGCCTCGCCCCGAACCACTAAGATGATTTCACGTGGGAGCCGTTCTTGTCAAGAACAACCGTCCACACGTGATCCGGCTCCAGCAACTCGGAAAACTCTTTGTCGTGAGTAATCACAAAACCCGACCCCCGGCGCCGTGCTTCACGCCGCACCCATTCACCGAAAATCTCCTTGCCTTTAGCATCCAGGGAGTCGCCCGCCTCGTCCCAAATCTTGAGCGGGAACGGCCTAGCCGACCGGCGCTCTGCTAGGTCCTGGATGGCGCCGAAGATGGCAAGGTCTACCCGCCTGTCTTGCCCGGCGCTCCCCGCTGCATAGCTTCCGGCGCCCCAGCCCCAGGACGCCCCGACTGACAGGCGTTCCTTGGCTCCGCCGCCCTTGAGGATCGATGTCCCCGCAAACACCACGGAGGCCTCCCCCGCCGTAAGCACGTCAAGGTGGGCCGCGACCCTCTCGTTCAGGAATTCCGCAACCGAGTCGAACATGAGCGAGCGTATGCCCCTATCCCCAAACGCATCGGTCCAGTAGCACGCTATGGAAAACGCCTCAGTCACCTTCCCTTGTTCGGAGGATAAAGTCTTTATTGCTACTTCTGCCGTCGCCTTTGTCCTTTCGGCTGCATCTCGAGGCGCATTGTCCCATACCCGCTGGTTCTCTTGCGCCTTGCGGTCTTTGTTACCTTGAACATCCCGCTCGAGGTCTTCCACAATCCGGCGTTGCTGCCTTATTACGGTCGACGAGACCTCTTGCTCAAGCCTATCAATAGAGGCAAGGTTTTCGAAGCCGTTCGCACCCAGGAAGTCCGAAAGGGCCGCCGTGTAAACGATGCGCTGTTCCTCCTGGGTATTGATAAGCGCTCCCCGCTGCCGCTCTAATGCCGCAAGAGCTTCCTCAAGTGGCGGGATGTCTTCTGCGAAAGCGTCCTGCATCTCGACTTGGGCCGCGCCAGCTATCTTGACCCGGCACTTCGGACACTTCCCTGCCGCAATGAGCCCTTTGATCGTTTCCTGGACCGCCGTGAGCCGGTCCCGTGTGGACTGCGCTGCTATTTTCAGCCGATCCAGTGTGTGGGTAATCTCGTCGATCTTGCCCTTCATTGTGGATATTTCAGTCGCCCGGATACGGAGCTTGGCAACTTCGACCTGGCGTGTCAGTATAGCGTTCAAGATCTTTTGTGCCTCGACCAGGCGGTCCTTCAATGTCCCTGCCTCGCCCTCCAAACCCTCTAACCGTTTGATTTTTTCCGAAACAAACTTGGCTTGAGCCGACTTCAAAAGCTCAAGCTGCTCTACCGCCAGCTCGATGTTTCGAACAGCATTTGTTACTCCGGACTGTATTTGCTCAAGACGGGCCGCCGCCTTGTCGCGCCAGGCCTTCGCCCGGTCCTGGGCGCCTTTGTAATCGACATTCTGGATCTCGTCGAGCATACGCAACTGATCGGCCTGGCTTGCCGTTGAGAACCGTTCAAAAGTCTGCTGGCCAAACACAGCGGCATTTCGGAACGTCCTGAAGCCGAAGCCTAAAAGCTGATCAATCTTTTCTTGCACGGCCCGTGGATCGTCGCCGGTATCAGCAGCACCGACCACCCCTCCAGGCGTCACGAGCGATACCGTTTGCGGGCGCCGTGTACGGATGATTGAGTGAAACCCCGTATCGAGCTTGAGGTCGACCTGGACCTTGGTTTGCCCCCTCGTAAAACGGCACGCAACGTCGTCGGCCTTGAGGCCGCGTAAGGTTTGCCCGAAAAGTCCCCAGCATAGGGCTTCGAATACAGCGGTCTTGCCCGACCCGTTGCTATCCGCCGAGGCAGAAAGCCGGTTATCCCCGGCAACCAAAACGAGTCCGAGGTCCGCGAGCGGCAACACTTGCTCGCTGCGGAAGGACATAAAGTTTTCGAACGTAAGCGTCTCGAACTTCATCTTCAGACCGTCGGGTGAGGGACTTTATCTACTGCCACGCCCGCTTCTAGAAGCATCGCAAGAGCGACAAGGAGATCTTCGCTCCAATCTCCCTTCCCAGGAAATACCTTGTCGGTCGTAACGACCCGCGTAATGCCCGCCTGGATAATCGCTCGGGCGCAGTCGGTACACGGAGCCGGTCCCCACGGAAGGTAAATCGTGCAATCCCTTACCGGGATGCCGACCCGTGCTGCATTGTAAATGGCGTTCCGTTCACCGTGTTCGGTCCACTTATATTTCGCCGGACGCTCGTGCCGGTGCTCCACGGCATCGTCTACGCCACGGGGGAAGCCGTTATAGCCGGTCGAACGGACTTCGTGGTCCCTCCCTACGATAACCACCCCGACCTTGGTACTCCGGTCCTTGGACTTGGACGCCACAAGCATAGCCATCCGAATAAAGTAGTCATCCCACGTCTCCTGCATTCGCCTCTCTCCCCATAAAATGTTTGACCTCTACGCCCTCAAGCCGTGCTATCTCGACCATGTCCTTCGTGCCCTTGCTGTGAGCAAGATCGGCATGAAATGCCAGCACGATGTCCGGAACCGTCCGCAGCATCCGTCTGTTTCGTATAGGCCCGGCTGATTTCCCCTGCTTCCACCATGCCGGGTACGTTTCAATACAGAAAAACTCAAGTTCCCTGGCCACATCGTAGGCTATCTGGTCCGCGCCGCGTGCGCCCCCAACAATGAGCGTCGTGGTCATAGGGTCAAACTTGACCAACTCATGGCGTATAGTTTCCCGGTCCGTCCATTCCCGGTCGCCGGTTACAAGAACCCTCATGGGATTACGCCCTCCGCCTTCAGGAATTCTTCGACCGAGTAGTAAACAGGTATCCCGTACTGCTTTGCGAGCTTAACTTCCATGTCCGCGCCCTCGGACTCGCCCGGTAGCCGGATCAAAACCTGGCAGCACCGCAGCCAATGGATGTCAAGTCTCTTCCATTGGTCCTGACGGGACGGCCATAGGAAATGCCAGAAGTGGTAGAGGTGGGGCACGAAAGGAACGTACCCGCACTCGACCAGGATCTGCGCCGCATTGATTGCATTCCGGACGTTGACGATCTGGTCACCTTTGTAATACGGCGCGGCAACGTAAACCCGCGTATCTTTAACGCCTGCGTTTGCCACCCTTCTTCACCTCCTTTTTGGGCACGCCCTCCGGCCCGTGCTTCTTCCACGTCCGTATAAGCTCCTCGATCCACTTGAGCACAAGGCGCCGGTGCGCCAACCGGCCTTTCGGTCTGTCGTCCAGCTCCGGAAAGTCGATGGAGTACCGACGCAAAGTAACCACGTTCCAAATTGCCTGGTCTAGATGATGCAGACCGCTCTTGTCGTAGTCCTCGCCCAACCACCAGGCAACAATATGCCGGATTGTGGACGAAAACCGGCGAGACCATGCAATGCCCTTCTCCCAATTCCGGGGGGCATATTTGATGCACCCGTACAAATACACCAGCACGAGTAGCTCAATGACGTCCCACGGGACAAGATGCCAAGGCAGCTTGTCCATATCGTAGGCCAGCCCGCGTTCCGGATGCGCAGCCTTCTTTTTTGCCCAGGCTTTGGTCTTGGTCCGAAGCAGCGCAGGCTTTTTCTTTGACATACCTTCGAAAAGTTTCGCCAACTGTGCAACGGGGGGAACCTTTGCGGTCGGGAACTTGACTTTTGTGGTAAGGAACCGCTTCGGCACGTCAAATGCTCTGGAAACATGGTCGACGACTTCCCTTTTACTCGCCTTTTTCATGCTACCCCTCCAGTAACTTCAAGCCAGCAAGCCGGAGCATAGAATTATCCACCGCCGAGTCGGGGGGTCGAACCCGCAGATACTCGTCGATGACCTGCTCTTGCGACATACCGGCATGTATCGCGGAGCGGGTTTCGGCGTCTGGTTTGTTCCTCACTGTGAACTCCTTAAACCAGCGAGCGTTGCTTTTCCGCCGAAACTCCTCAACCAGCGCCGAGGGGATCTCCGGCCCGGCTAGCAGTTTGACAAAGTCGCCTTCCCAGTTCAACGCATGTTCGAGCTTGCTTTCCGCGTCCTGCAGCGAAAGAGAAGTAAGGTCTATTATCCGAAACCTGGGAGCCTTTATAGGTATGACATCGACCGGCCTTTTGCTTTCTGTATCGACCAGCAAAATACCTTTGTCCTGTTCCAGCTCGCCCCAGTTAAGGGCAAGTGGAGACCCTGGGTATATGACCCTTTTCGACCCAGGCACCACCTGTCGCTTGTGAACGTCACCGAAGAAAGCCCAGTCAAACATCTCGCGGCCTTCCTCCATCCGCAAATCCGCTAACGTGTACCCTTGAATAAGTGGTCGGTCGTGCGGCCCTACGACCGAGTTCGCGATGAACGTATGCCCGACCAGGATCCTGGCACCTTTTTCTCGAGCATCTTTTAGGGCATCCGAAATGGTAACGGCATCATGCTTCCCGTCTGGCCACACCGCAAACATCTCTCCGGCGAAGTAAACGGATGTTGGCGGCCCCGACACAACGATATTCTCTGCCGTCGCAAACGGAAGCAGACCGGACCCGCCTGCAACTCCGTCATGGTTGCCGTGGACCAGGAGCTTCGGAACCCCTTTGTATTCCTGGCAAAGGATACGCCGGGCTTCGTTGAGGGCGTGCTGGTTCCACGTGCCCTTGATGTGTTTTAGATCGCCAAGGAAAATCCACGGGATGTTGCGGTTGTCTGCTTCCTGGACGGACTGGCGGAGGACATTGAAGCCATCGAACAAACGGTCTTGACCGCCGTCGTTCGAGCATTGCCTGAAAGGATGAAGGTGAGTATCAGCTACGCAGATTGCTTTCATAGCTTTGGGGAGAGGCCGGGAGGCGTGCATCCATCACACCTCCCGAACCCCTACCGGACACCGACGCAACGCCGGGCCGGATCGTTTACCGTTGTCCTTTCCGTAAGTTCTGGAAACCTTGTTTGATGCGGTCGCGTGCTGAACCCCACCACGCCCCGAGCCCTCGGCCTTGCCCGTAGAGCTTGTCGTGCAGGGAACCAGCAGACCTTTCCTGTGCGGCTTTTTCTCGGACCGCTGCTTCAGCGAGCTGGCGCTGTTGCTGTGCGTTCAAAAACCCGTAGATGAACTTCATCCAATTACCGAAGCCCCGCATTTGCGCCCGCATTTGACCGGCAGGCTTAGACCTCGACACCAGCAAACCTTTTTGCCGCATAATGCGTCGGCGGTATTTGCGAAGGATGTTACTCATAGCTTTGGGGGTCGTCCTCGAGCGTATCTAACATGATATCAATTTCACCCTTGAGTTCTTCGAGGCTATCTTTAGTCGTTTTGCGGGAAACAGACCTATCCGAAAACACCCGATCAAGAGCTGCCTTTGCTCGCAAAACCAACTCAACGTGGTCCATGCCTACACCTTCACGAAATTGATTTTCGCCAAGAAAAGTGCCTTATTGATCCGGTCCCACAATTCGTCGGGGTCAACGGATGCCCGCATAAAGTCATTGTCGGGATTGACTCCTAGCGGCACGGCAACCACCGGTCGGTAAGCAGTATCTAGAACGATTTTTTCCATCAGCGTCAAGGACCAGTCCGACAACGTGTATGCCCAATGCAAAACCCTTGAAGGCACGTGGTACACGTCACCGGGTTTGAGCTTCTCGGTATGGGTTATCGTTAGACCCCCGCGCATCCCGGTCGAAACGAGGCAAGTTTCCTGGCCCTCCCGCTTTTCGCATCGGTACAAAGTATGGGTCGGCTCAGCACCGTAGTCCATGTCAAAAATAAAATTCCGGAGGCACCCGTACAAAAGAAAACTTTCAAGCGCAAAGGCGTGGTCGTGTACGGGAGTTTCCACCTTTTGACGAGAAACCGGCGAACGCTCCCACACGTTTAAGCGGAGCGTCCCTTCCCGGTTCAGGTCGAGCTGGATCATGCCGTTCGGATGAACACGCGGCACCGCAGCCTGCGGGACGTGCAAAACGCCGTCTTTGAAAACTGGGATGTCTTTCACGCCGCCCTCGAAAGCAGGTCCACCACGCCCTTTGCTAATGCCTTCATCCCTCGGGGGGTTATGACCGGAGCTGTTTTTTCAAGATCAACATTTCTGACGGGCGCAAACCAGAAACGACCCCACTTGCCTTCGATCAGCACCGGCTTTTCTGCGTCGAAGGAGCGTAAATCCTTTTCGGCCCACAACGCCGCGTCGATGATGCGCTCAAGGACAGGCCGATCCGCTGGCCCAAGTTGACCGATGAACGCCTTCGCCGCTACCACCGCGTCCGTGCGTGCCATCTCTGTCAACCGCGCAAGGTCGGCCATAGTTACTCGATTACTTTTACGTTCTTCGACAGCCACGTGAGCCATTGCCCCTCGTCCTTAAACTCGTGCTTCTCCGCCTTCTCGCCTTCCCCTACGGTGTGGATGATCTTGTCCTTCTCGCCAAGGTCCACGATGCCTTCTTGCAATAACCGCTGGAGGAGCCCCGCCCATCTATGAATACCCTGGCGGAGATCGATGTAAAAGTCGGCCTCTTGTCCCAGCGTCGCGCTTACTTTGGTCTTGCTTACGCGAGCACGGACCCACCGGCCTATAACATCGCCGCGCTCCGTTGCCCGCATGCCAAACCGCTTACGCTGCTCAGCGGTAAGCTCAGCTCCTTGATATTCCCCGCGCACGTCGCCCTTGGGTCCGATTGTAAGCCAGACCTCAAGGCTTGCGTAGAAGTGTGGCGGGTTCCCGCCGGGGGTCCGTTTTTGGTGCCCGAACGCCCCTATGACGTCCCGTGTCTGGTTGAGCATAACAAGGGTCGTCGGGTATCTGCCACACCGAGGAACGATTTTACGTAACCCTGCCGCGAGTGCTTCGCTACGGCCCCCACCGTAATGCCAGCCTCCGCTTTCGCTCAAACCCTTGTCGGCTGTCTTTTCGGACTCGGAGCTATCCAGACTGTCAATGCCCCACAAGATCGGCACTTCCGGATCTTCCTCACGGATTGCGTCGTGGTACAAGATGCCCATGTCGATAACTTGCTCGAGGGTGGGTGGGCGCATGATATACAGCCGGTCCGGATTGATCCCGATTGCTTGAACAAAGTGAGGCGTTCTTGTCTGTTCGGTCTCGCTGCAAACACCGATACCCCCCATTTCCTGGACCGACTTGAAAAGATGGTCAAGCAAAACGCTTTTCCCTGTGGAGTAGTCACCCGCAAGGTGAATGACCCTACCTTGCGGGGCAACCGGCACGCCTCCGAACCCGTGCCCCCGGCATGCCCGGTCGAGTGCAATCGACCCCCAGGAAAGCCAACCGGTTGGGTAAACTAGCTCCGTCGACGCGAGCCCGGCTGGGACATCTTTGAACTTCTTTTCGACGAGCTTTGCCGCTTGCGCGATGATCTTGTCAAGGTCCATACACCCTCCGGCTTGGTGGTCCGTCCGGGATTCGAACCCGAATTAGACGCTTATAAAGCATCCGTTCTATCCGGTTGAACTAACGGACCGGCTCTGGGACATTCTTTGATGTGTCCGTCCGGCCATAGCCCTCCGCAATCGTGGCACCTGCTCACTTCGCCGCCGACCTTCCCCGCAAGGATATCCGCCCACCACTCGGTCGCATAGTTGACTGAACGATGTATAGGACTTGGGCCAACCGACCTCAAGTGGACCTTGTGAAGCTCCGACGGTGAACCGTGATCCGTGTTCATGCCGAACCCCGGCCAGTATTTCTCCCACCCCTCAAACAAAGCGTCAGCGTGGACCCTTGCAATAATAGAAGCCGCCGAAACTTCAGGTACAATTCCGTCGGCTCCTACCATAAACGTCAACTCGGCATCGCCAACCGGGTAAACCGCCCACAAGTTTTCAAGCTCCGGCAGCGGGTTCCCGTCCACGACAACCTTGTACGGCGCCCGACGAAATACCGATTGCTGGTTGGAAATCTGGCCCACGGCCTGACGATGACGTACCATTGCCAAGCCGTGGACCGCCCTGTACGCTGCCAAGTTACGGGCGGAGTAAACTCCTATACGCCCAATGTGGTTGACCGATGCTACCTCGACACAATAGATGCTGTTCACCTGGAGCCACGCAAACGCTCGCAGGCGGTGGGTCAGACTTGTCTTTTTCGAGTCCTTCAATAGCCCCGGCACGGCCTCCTTCAAGAGGTAGCAGGCACAAACAATGCAGTCGCCCGCAATGCTTGGGCTAAAGTTGACTTCATCAACGCCGATGATGCTTGGCTCCATCAGCGCCTCTATATGTCAAGACCCCAAGGCGTGCCGCCCTTTGCCTGGGCCGCTGGTACGGGTGCGGCTGGTGTTGCAGCCTCCGGCAAATCGAACCCGCTTGGGTCTGCAGGTGCCTTCCCCTTCCCTTTCTTCGGAGCCGGAGCCGTCGTTGCTTGTGGAGCTGCCGGTGCCGATGCCGGAGCCGCTGGCGATGCTGGCGCTTCTTCCGGATCGGACCCGTGGTAAGTCTTATACAGTTCTTTGTACGTTTTGAGTTCCGCCTTAACCCACTCCTCAAGGTTCGTCAGGCAGTCAACCCACGCGCCGCGCCAGTGATCGGCTTCCTCGGGAGTGTAAAGCGTTGTCTTGTTGGGAGCGCACTCTGTCTGCCACCGGTCCCCGCCCCCGTGCGGTCGCGTAAGCATGACGTCGTGGCCTTCGCGGATATCCGTAATATCGCCACGCGCGAAGGCTTCGTCACCACCGCCCGTCATGATGTCCGACAGGCGAACGTAGATGGTCGGGGGAGCGCACAGCACCCGGATATCCGGCGCACCCTCTTCGGTCAACGCACGGCGCTTCGTGCCCGGATCGCGCATGACCGCATTGAACAGAAACACTTCGGACCGGGCAATCGAGTTTCCGAACTTTTTGTCGTCGGGGTTTGGTGAGTTGCGAAGCCGGTCGGCTTCCTCGCATATCGGGCAAATCGCATGGGGTGACGCCTTGGGGTCAAACGTGAGCGGGCACCACACGCGCACGCGGGTCCCACCTTCACCGTCCCACCAGTGCTCGAAGGCCGGGAGGAACGGGCGCCCCTTCTTATAGCTGGGGTTCGCCACCCACTGGTCGCCTTGCTTGATGTGGGCATTCTTGATGTCCCACCGGGGCAAGAGTCGAATGACAATCGCTCCGCCCGGCTTGACGACCGCTTTACCGCCGGTCAGATTGAGTCGTTTCATGAACGGGAGCGGGCCTCCGGAACCCATCTTCTCGCGGGTATCGGAAGCCTTCTTACGCATTTCGTCCAACCAGTCTTTGTCCTGCTCTACAACAGTCACAGCTTCTCTCCTTCCTTTAAGGTGTTTGGAAAAATCAACCACGCCTCGCCATGCCACGCCATGCCCGGCCTAGCCCTCCTCCTTTCATTGCTGCCGACTGTAGAAGTCGTCCATGTTTTTCTTTGCCGTCCGTAATTGGTTACTCATTTCGGCACGCATGTTCGATGCTAACGCAAGGACCGAGTCACGCTTCATCGCAGCCATCTGTCGACCGACCGTGAGCATGCCGAGATCGCTTTTCGCTTTTGCTAGCAGCTCGACTATCTCCTTGCGTACAGGATCGGTGATGATCTTAGACCGAATTGCTTCATGGGTAGCTTTGCGACCGGCTGCTTCAAGCGCTGCTGGGACTATCCCATACAACTCGGCGTCCTTGTATTCGAGATGCGCTTCAAGCTTCTCGACCAGGTCCCGCGCCTTTTGTTCGAGGCTTGCCCATTGAGCAAACTCGCCGGGAAGCAAAGACAGACATCTGTTCAGCCCTTCCGGATCGTTTTCGATGAGGGACTGCTGAGCAAGGTCAAGATTGAATAGCTCACCCCCGAACTCGACGGCGATACGCGAAACCGATGACGGTTTCATATAGCCTCTCTCCTATCTCCCATAATTCCCCACCCTTAACGCTTCGGCAACGGTTCCAACCCAAACTGCTTTGCCACATCATTGTACGGGCGCAAATGACCCATATCCGGTCCCACGTCAATTCCAACTCGCCATGGCATATTCGTTTCGATGAGGAAGTCCGCCGGAACACCTGTAAACCGTCGCGTGATCAGTTTCACAGTTGGCTCAATATACCCCGGAGCACCGTCACCCCACAAGCTGTCATGCACCGTATTACTTGTCCACGCCAGCATCGGTTTCCCGCCTGGCCCCGACCCTCCGTTCAACGCCCAGCCGCTCGCTTCCGGAAAGATCGGCACCCCACCCAAGCACTCCGGCGATTGAAGCTCGACGTATTCGCCGTGGTGACATAGGGCAATGCACCACAAGGTCGTCGTCGCTTGCGATGCTTGGGTCGGTCTGTTCGCGTAGATATGCCGCCGGTTCTCCAGGGTACGCCAAACGGCGTTACGCTTTTGAGGGGAGCCTTCAGGCAGGTTGAATTTCAACTCGCCGTCCTTCCAATACGGTGAGACACCGGGCGGAGGCGGAAGCACCCACCGGCGTCCGTACAAGTCCTCGACGTACCCGTTCTCGAACATGAGCATCGTGTCGACGTTGTACCTGGTAGCAAGATCAGCATAACCAGCAAAAAATCTTTGGTGGTACACTCCGGACTCTTCGTCGCTCAACTTCACCCGCGCATTTTTCCACATATTCCGCCTCAGCGCTGCCTTACTACCACCAAAGATGAACAAAAAGTAACAGCCCTTTCCGACGGTGTCCCTCTCGTTTGTTCCTTTTTTGTACGTGCCCTCCGGTACGAGGTACAAAATCGATGCAGTCCGCGAGTGGATGTCACCACCGGACTGAAGGTACGGCACGGACACCCGGCACTTCGCGATACACCCGGCCCGGATAATAGCCTCGGCGCCAGCCACGTCAGCCCGGAACACGAAACCATGCTCGCGTGGGTCCCAATCATCTGGGTCTCCTAGCCACGGCTCTACACGTGGGACAATACACGCCTTGACTAGCTTGGCCACATCGGGGTCGGCACGTTCCGGAAGCTGGTGGACCGGAGGGTCTTCTGCCGAAAGGCGGGTCGTGTTTTGCAGTATCCACTTGTAATGCGGGTGGGCGGCACCGTCGGCTCGGCAGTATTTTACAAGCCCACCGAGATGCGTGCCCATTGCCTTTGAGATCGACCGTATCTTGAGGAGGGCGTACACGATAGGATGGTCATCTTCCCGGTGGAGCGGCCCGATTGCCGCATAGGGCAGCATCGCCTCATCATCCATTGCTGCTCGCTTCCCGGACGCCGTCTGTTTACCCACCTCTAGGCAAAGCCCTCGAGGTGAGGCGAAAAGAAAGTCGTGAAGGGGTTCTTCTTTGAGCGAATGCGCCGGACTATACCGTAACGCAATCCCGCGCTGCGCCGCTTCCTCCTCGACATATTTCTCAAGGGTCTTTAATTCTTTGGTCCACGCTTCTACCTGGGCAGCAGCACGCTCCTTCGAAACCGGGATGCCCGCAATCTGCATAGCCGTAATAGCTGCGTTCGCCGGGACAAAGACCTGCCGGTAGTAATCAGAAACCTGCATCGTCCTCGCCCTCCTCCTCGTCCGGAATAAGATAGTCACCGGCCTTGAGCTTTTCCTCGAGAACGTCAACCAGCTTGAGCGTGCTGCAAGCATCCCGGACGGACCCTTCCGCAACTTGAGCAATCGGCAAATCCTTCATCCGCGTTTTGTCAACGCTCCAGTATTGCGGCTCGCCCAGGATCTCAACCACGGCCCGCTCGAGCGATTTTCCTTCTTGTCCACCGGCGTTGATCGCGATAAGCGCAAGCAAACCGTCGCTCGACCTGTTTTCCACCTTGTGGACCCATCCGGGGTACACAAGCCCCGCCTCGTCAAAATGACCGTGGAAGGCACCCTTCGGGGTCATCGACATAAACGCAGGCGAAAGTATTGCTCGCGCTTCGTCTTTCCGGTGTTCCCATGGCGCAAGCTCTATCCATGCTCCCCGGTCACCACGCCATGCTATGGCCACACCTCGCACGCGAAACTCAGGATGAAAGGGGTCGGTTGCAACGTACTTCCGCCCAGGCACGTTCAAATTGTCGAAGGTTTCTATGTCAAAAATCCACCGGGATTTGGAGCGTGCTAGGTATTCGAGAAAGGTTTTTGCCTCTGCAAGCGTTGGGAAGATGTCAATTTGGATGGGTGGGAGTTGCTCTCGACCAAGCACTTTATCGGCAAACCGTTTCAGGTCTTTTCGAAACTGAATTAGCCTTTTTGCCTGCCCGGTTTCGTTCACCTGGCGCATGATACCCGCCGGATGCCACGTCGGGAATACGAAACGGCCTTCGGGCGTCCGATACCACATGCCCCGTTGCCTAGTCACCGACGCGCCTTTATCCCTCAGGAACATGCGAAGCGGTTCACCGCCAAGGAGGAGCAACGGATAGCTCCCGTGAAGGTCCACGCTTAGGTATTCCCAGCAAAGCTCGGCTCCGGCTTTCCAGGATTCGCTTCCGAACCCGTCATCAGGCATGCACCGGGTCAGGTTGGCAACCGCCACCCGTGACTCTTGCCGGGGGTCCGTGGAGGGCGGTATCGGTAGCCCTATGGCCCGCATTTCACGCCGAAGCATAACGCCACCTTCGCCCACAAAGGGGGTATTCTGCCGCTCCTCCTCGTGGTACGGGCCAAGGCCGACAACCCCAAACTCAATATGCCCTGAAGGTAATATCGGCAGGATTTTTGGGTGGGTGGGTTTGTTTAACGGACAAACGTCGCACGGGCATCGACGGAGTTGAGGGGAGTCTTCGAATAGCCGTAGCTGTTGCGTACCGGGCGGAAGGGTAGAAGCGGACTTGCTACCCCGAAGGGTTCCTTTGGGCCGCACGAGAACCTCTTTAACGAGAAGTGATCTGGTTCAGGCTAGTCTCGAGTGTAACGCAAGTCTCGCAATCTGTAAAAGCCTGTTCTATGCTAGGAGTGTTATGGACTTGTAAACGGTGGGCCATCAAAGCTGCAAACGCTTTTTGGGTCTTAAAAGCTGCTTCTTTCCTATCCGCGCAAGTTACACAGTTCCCCATGCCACTCCAATCGACGTTGGTGCCGTGGCATTCGGGACAAGGAGGAGCGGGCCGCGAGCCGTTACCGTAACGCTTGAGGAACGCCACTGCGCTCCGGTCCCTCAGAGCCGCCCGCAACCGTGGGGAGTGCGTCAAACGCCGCACGGCTGCACGGCACTCTTCAAGGGCATGGAGGTATCCTTTTTGCTTTGCACGCTTCCGATGCTGCAACGCCCGGACCTTGTCGCCCCACGTATGCTTCAACCGGATGAGATCTTCGCGAACGGCGAACCACTTGAACGCGCCTCGTAGGAGAAGAGTTTCGTAAATGAAATCTGGGTCAACATGAGGGTAACGGTTGCAGATGTCGTCGACTATCAGGTGGATACGGTTTTGACGAACGGAGTTAATATCCGGCATAACGCCCCTCCCTCCGTCCAGTGTCGTCCAGTCGGGGGTCATTAACCGTGAGAGCAATGCACGATTCACAAGCTGCATTCCCCGCAACATGGTTGCATTTTACAACTGCAACTCTAGCAATCGCATAGGCATACGTTGGTTTTCCCGGTACGGGGTAAAAATCATCAAAGGTTGACGGAAGAGCCGGACTCGTAACATCGGGACACCAATCTTGACGTATGTATCGGGGGAATCCCTTCCACAATCTTCCGCCCGCGCCCGCCATCACGCATCAAAAGCGAGAAGGTTCCACCGTTCCCACTTTGCTCCGTACTCTTTGTCCACGGCCTTGGTGATAGCCTTGAAAAACCTTTCGCCTTTCAAACCGTCGGTGATCTCGATAACCATTTCTACCTTCTTGTCCGGAAAGATGACCTCGACGGAAACTTTCAATCGAGTGCCTCCAGTGCGGCAACGCATAGCGCCGCGACCTTTACGAACATCCTCTTGGCGAAATGGTAGTCCCGGCCCCAGTCAGCTTCGCGGCCTACGGCGCGGCCCAGGTAGGACATCATGAACGATGTCCAGTCTCGTATGCTGTGACGCTTGTCTGCCCTGGTGCCGCCCCATTGCTTGTCCTGGTACGCACGTTCTTCGTCGATCAGGCGGTAGGCTTCAGTCCGGTTCATGGTTTCTCCAGGTAGGCGTACTCGCCAGGCTTGATGTCCAGGGTGCGCTCGATTGCATCCATGATCTCTTTTTCAGATATCACGACGCCCCATTGCCGCTTCGCGCAGACGTAAATCCGCCGCAAACATTGCTCGGGCGTCAGTTTCGGAGTTTCAGAACCCATGCCTCGCCTCGCCAGGCCGTACCGCGCCATGCCGTGCCACGCCCCGCCTTCCCTACTTCTTGACCTCGGAGAGCTTGCCGCAATGCGGGCAACGGTAGCATCTGATCGTCACGATCTTGGCTTGTGCTCCGTTCGCCATTGCCTCGGCTGCCTTGCCCTTCTGCTTCCGGTAAATCGGCTTCCATAGACCCATCCGCTGGATCTTGGTCTCGACCCCGTTGACCGACTTATCGGGGAACTCCACCTGGACCAACTTTGCTATATCTTGCAAGAAAATCCGTTTGCCGGGCGGGGAAGCTGCCACCGCCTGACGGTACATATTTGCCAGCCTCCGCTCCTCGGCAGGCGTCCAGACGTTATCCTTCACCAGACTTCACCTCCCTTCTGTATGTAGACTAAAAAGGGGCCTTTTCCTCCACGCCTATCTCAGATGATTCCTTTGCTGGTTCACCCTTCTTCTCCGGGGCCGCTTGCGCCTTTGTCATCTCCATAACGACGTGCTCGGCGTGATTCGACGGCTCGTAGAAAAAGAGCATGCCTTGCCCGCAAAACGCGAGCTTCGAGAACCGGGAGAAGCCCTCTTTGAGCTTTGCGCCGTCGGCGAAGAACGTCGCTTCCCCCCGGCTCTTGACCACCTTGCACTGGATCTTCACGTCAAGCTCGGTGCCCTCGGCTGCAAATTCGAGCACGTTGTCCTTCAACGTGCCCTGCACGCCGACACTCTTTGCCGAAAGGATTGCAGCAAAGGCAGCCGAGATCTCGTCGGGCTTATAGATCACCACGGGCGCCTTCGGTGCAAGCTCGCGGGCCATCGTAAAGATAGGCTCGAGGTTCGGATAGGGCGGCTCAACCGTCCGGGTCCATAGCCACTTGTTCTCTCGGAAGAACCACAGCATGTTCCCGCCCTTCTGCCAGCCCGTCACGTCCCCCTCAAGCATCTTGATCGCCCGGAAGGGGATGAGCGTTTGCTCGTCAAGGACGCCGCTCGTGTCGATATCGAGCGGCACCCGTGTGGCCCGCGCTCCGTCGGATGCATAGACAAACCCGCCCGAAATGCAAACTGCCCCCAAGGGTCCTGCCCGCGAGATAGGATCGACACAAAAGGACGCGTCACGGATGGCTCGCACCAGGTTCCCGGCGGAGATCAAAGGCTCGGTGGGTTTTATGGGTGAGCTATACCCTACGGCACTGAGGTCGGCAATCTTGAAGGTCGCCTTCACGCCCCCGCCCGCGAAGCGGACGGTATTCTCGCCCCAAGTTATCTCGAGCTGGGCGTCCTTCGCAAAGGTCGAGATGAACTCGGCAAGGCGAACGCCTTCGATGGCAAGGGGCTTCGGCGCTTCGATGTCAGACGTTACCGCCGCGCCTATGACACCGTCCTGGCCTAGCATCGTTTTCCCTTGCCAGACCAGTTTCGTGAAGGCGTGGATCGGACTCACTTCTGCAATGAACGGCTTTAGGAAATCGAGGAGTTCGGAAAATTGCTTGGTGGGGACAACGATCTTATCTGCCACGGGAGTAAGCCTCCTTGAAGTGGGGGTTCGGAATGTCAGTCACCACTTGGATAATTCCCTTTGCACGGCGCACCCGTGTATCTGTTACGCCCGCAATCAGGACAGAAGGCGCAACGCTGTTGCATGTTCAATGCCCAGCGGGAGAGCCAACCGAAAAATAGTTCAAGGTAAATCACCACGCCATGCCTCGCCACTCCGCGCCCCGCCAGGCCGGGCCTAGTCGCTCCATGCCATTACTTTAGGAAATTCCCCGGCGGAAAGAGCACGCCCGGCCAGGCTTTACACCTGACCGGGCGTTACCTCGTTCACCCTCCCCGTTTACCGCTTGATGTATGAGCCGCGACCGGCCCGCTTTATGAACTTGTCCTTGTGCTCGAGGTTCCAGATCACGCGCCCGACGGAGGATCGGACCAGCTCACGCCCGGCGGCCTTGTTCATCGCCGTGTGGATGTCCTTGATCGTCACCGTCCCGCTGCCCTTGAGCTTGGGCTCGAGGATCGCTTTCACGGCCTCAATGCTTCCCCGCTTACCGTTTGTCGCCCGCTTACGCTCGGTTTTGGCGGCCTTGGGTGCCTTGGGCGCCTTGCCCTTGGCCTCCTTTTTGGCCTTTGCGACCTTGGGCTTGACAGCCTTTGGCGTCCGGGCCTTACGCTCCCGCTTCGGAGCGGATTTGGCCGCTTCTGGGGCCGCTGTTGGTGCCGGGGTGGGCGCCTCTGCCGCCGGTGCCGGGGGTGCCGCCTTGGGTGCCCTTGGCTTGCGTTCCCGCCTTGCCTTCGGCGCTGCCGCCGTGTCCGTACCCGGCCCTGTTGCCGCCTCCGGTGCAGCCGCCGCCTCCGGGGGTGCTGCGCCGCCCTCGGCCACGTCCAGGTCGAGATCGGCAGGTCCTACCGGCCCCATGTCCATCGGATCAGGGGCAAACACCTTCTTCCCTTCCATCCCATCCTCCCTTTCAAGGTTAAAGGCCTCCGCACGATGCAACATCTCCTGAAATTCCCTCGATGACGGGCATCGGCGAAGGATCGTTAGGTTCTCCCGTATTTCCTTCAACGATCTTTTCACTTCACCAGCCGAAAGCCCAAGCGCTGCCGCATAGACCTCCGGTTGGATCCAGCGCCAGTTGATGTTCTTCCACTTGCGCTGGACCCATAAACTTCGTACCGCCCGCAGGGTGGCTTCGCCCGGCGCAAGGATCTCGCCCAACACCTGGCGGCTCACCTCAGAAAGCGTCCCGTCCAGCTCGCGTAACGCTAACCCAAGAAAAGCCTGCTCTGCATCATCCGCCGCGAGCGTTTCGAACAGATCCATCTCCGAACCATCGTCTGACCTTACAACGACGTCCACTTTCCCGGCCCCGCCTTCCCCTCGCGAGAACGCACGCAACCTGGTCCTGGTAATGCGCCGCATCGCCCCAACGAAACCGATCTTGCACAAGTCATCGTCGGGCTTGCCGCAATGTCGCCCCCACACCTTCCACAGCCACATGAGGGCCTCTTGCAGCAAATCATCGGCGCTCAAATACGGGTGGCTGGTTGCATGCTTCCGCGCCACGCCCTCAAGCGAAGGCCGCATTCGCTCGAGGTACTCAGCGAACTCCATACGGCACCTCCCACTTTCTGAAGTAGGCGTTCCGGTCGAACCGGATGACGGTTTCGTGCGGATGGTACGCCCGCACCACCGCTGCCGGGTCGTGTGCCAGCCGTTCAGCTTCCTGGGCGGTAAAGTCCAGCACTTGCCCGAGAGGTTCCCCGGCGTGGTTGTAAGCGATCACGCGCCCGCCCGCAACGCGAAGCTCGTAAATCAATTCCTGGTTCGGTTGCGTTGAGTCGTGGAACCACCGCCAGGTCCCATCAAGCATCTTCACTGGCAACGTCGTTACCGTGTGTGGCTTCGGCATCGTCCTCACCCCCTCCCTCTGCCGTTTCTGTTTCTTCATTTTTCCGTCCGTAGAATTGCCTGCCGTGCGAGCAGTTGTTCCCGTGGTCCACGTCCGTCCGCATCTGGATCTTTTCAACCTGGTCAGGAGTCACGGTCAAACGCTTGCCGTTGTCGGCCTGTACCACTGCAAACATGGTGTCCTCTTTTTGCACAAACCCGAGCACGGTAGCCGGGCGCCCTGAGTTTGTCGTAGCAACACGGTCGCCCTTGCGGATGGCACGGTCGTCCATATCATACGCCTTCGCACAGCACCCGCAACCGAAAAGCCTCGGGCAATGGTCGCTGATGAACATCCGCCCACACGTACAGCAGACGCGTCGCTTGCCCCTATGCGCCTTGGCTTCGTCGGCGTCAACCAGCCCCCGTGCCTCAGCCTCACGCAGATCAGCCTTAAACCCCATACCGCTTTCCTCCTTTCCGCCCGGCTTCCGGGCCGCTAGATTATCTCAACCATGCGCGTAAACCACTTCCCGTCCCAACCGTCGGGCCAGATACACAATGCACTCATGCGCTCGCAAAGGTATCCGCCATCGGCTGCGCAGCCGTCAGGTCTCAACTCAAACGTCACGCGGTACGGGACAGTCGGTACATGCCCGAAGTGGCCTTCAAGCTGATACCGATAAATGCAGTCCCTCCTGCCGTTCGACCGACGGACCAGTTGCCTAGTCCCGCAGCTTGCCACCCCGTGCCGGATGGTCAGCGTAAACCGCTTCCGCTTTCGCATTACCGCTCCTTTCTGCCTGGCCTTGCCCGCCCAGGCTGGGGTTTACGCGGGCGCCCGCAGGCGCCCGTGGGCTCACCGACTCTTGAGCGCCTGCAACGCCTCGAGCACGGCCTCACCAGCATCCGCCTTGATCTTTTCTCCTCCCACTTGCATGGCCTCACGGATACTGATCCGCACCGTGATATCAAAGCAAAGCAGGTTCGCCGTGTCCTTCACTTCGGTTTTCACAATCTGCATCCCGGTTCACCTCCCTCAATTTTCCATTGCAAGCCGCATGCCGGTTTACTCTTCGGCATCAGGACCTTGACGTTGTTTCGGAACCGTTCTCTCCCTCACGCAGCCCGCCATCCCCATCGGGGACCAGTAGCAAACGGTCCGCTCTATTCTCTCGCAACGGTAGCAGATCGTTTTCGGACTGTAGCCGAGCTCACAGCGCACCTTCTTACAGCGCACCTCTTGGAATTCGTGGTTCTTGTTTTCAAGGCTCACGCAGTTCTGGTTGTTCTGACCCGTGGTGCATCGCATTAGACATTCGCCGGTGCCGGGGTCCCGCTTTTCGCATTTCATTTCACTTGCTATGAGCCCACGGAGGTCCGGGACCGTGTCTTGCCGCTGGCGCTGATCCTGCTCGTTTACGACCCGCTGGTGGACGACAGACGCTTGGGTATCACGGCCCAGCTTGAGCAACGCCTTTTCCTCCTCCAGCTTAACGCATAGCGGATCGGCCTCCCCGTTCGGTAGCTCGCACGGCTTTTGCCTCGATACCCCATCCGGAGTTGTAACTGTAACGGGCGTGGTCGGCTTGTCAACGTCTAGCACCGCCGCCAACGCCAGTACGACCAGTAAAACCCAGAACACCTTCTCCCTCATGCTATCCTCCTCAAAACCCCGCCCGATGACAGGGGCCGCTCTTCGCCCACCTCCGCCTTGATCGCCCACTCGTAAGTGGGTTTATCTCCGGCGTGCCAAAACGTCCACGGGCTCATGGTCGACCGAAGCTCGCCACCGAAGTGGTACTCGAACTGGCGGTACTGGTTGCTGATCATCTCCTCGGTCGGGACGTTCTCGCACGGTGCCGAACCCGTGTCCCACACGTGATGCGTCCCGCTTGCCGAGTTGGGCGGCCCGTTTTGTACGCAAAGCCTACACGGTTTCATGCTTCCACCAGCGCCGGGAGCTGGACGATCTCCTCCTCGTCCACCACTATCATGACCCGTTCGCCGTTATAACACACGGCAATCGCATCGATCAGAGCCAGGATCTCGTCGCACTCGTCGTCGTTCCCCGTTGTGATATCCGTAACCACCGCGAGCTTGGCTGGTAGCAAGAGCGTCCCCTCTACCAGCTTCATCGGGTCGGTCATTTGCACAACGGTCAGGCCGGACGGAAGCTCAACTTGCTTCGCGTCCCCGGCCCACATCTTCACCTCGTACCCATCCGGAACCCGGATTGTCCATTGTGTCTGTTCCATCGCCCTCACCTTTTCCGTCCCTGCCGGGACGAGTTAAAGTGTTAAAGTTCGGTCCACCACCGTGGCGTACTGCTTGCGCCGTTGAGTGCCGTCCTTGCGACGTCCAGGCCACCGCAACTATACCGGACCTTCAGGTTCCCGCCCCCCGTTGCAATGACCGCATCTGCTACGGTCTCCTCGACTATTACCACCGAGCCATACACGGCTTTATCTCCGCCGCCGTCCATCTCGATCCTCGCGTTCTTGCCTACGAGTAGCACAAGCCCAACCCAGGTGGTTGCACCGCTGAGCTTGAGCGTACCGTCCTTCACGACCAAAACCCCGGCGCCCTTCGAGGCGCTCAAGGTCAACGCAGGGCTCCCCGCATAGCCGGACGCGTCCACGGCTATAATGCGCGGGGCATCCACCGTGCCCAGGGTTTCACTTGCATATTGGGTGCCAGGCGCAATGGTCCCGCCGAACCCGATCAGCTTATCCCGCAACTCGATCATGGCTGCCGACGTCAGGGTCGGGTCCACGCCTACGCTGGGCGTCATACTTACCGGCGCCCAAGGCGGGTTCGGTGCCGCGCCCGTGATATTGTCTTCCTGTTGCGCGGTCAAACCGGCCTTGATCTTTGCCTGGGCAGCATTATCGTTCACCGCCACCCCGTAATAAGGGGCTCCCGGACAAACGGTATTGTCCTGGCTTTCTGCTACCGTATCCGTAGGCGGTATCCAGTTGTTCCCGTCAACCGAGAAGGCGTTCCCCGCGAAGGCCACCGTACCCGGCAGCCCAACCGAAGTGATCGCCCCCGGTGGTAACGGTGGAACCGCATTGGTGAACCCCGCCCGTACCGTTGCCACCTCTGTAATGAACTGTCCCCTCGCCTCCACCACGGCCCCTTGCGCGGACGACGCTATCGAGTACGTGCAACTGCCCTGGAGTGTGGCGCCGGGCAAAAGGCTAACGCAAGTCCCCGTCGTGCCGTCCAGTGTCGTCCAGTCGGGGGTCATTCTCAGGTGCCGTTGCACCAGCGCAAGCCCCGCCTCCGCCGTGTAGAAGGCCTGCGTATGGTTCCGGTAATTCACAGACATCTTGCCCTCATACATCGCAATCTGCAAGAGCGACATCGCGAGCGTGAGCAGCAAGGTCATAACCATCAGGCCCGTGACCAGCACAACTCCTTTTTCGTTCCGCATGTCCTCTCCTTTTTACCCCTGCCGGGGTGGTTACATTGTAACTGCAAAGCGCTGGAACATCTCCTCAACGAGCTCGATTGTTTCGAACCTGCATGTTACCTTGTACCCGCCTTCCGGGTCCGGCAAAGCCTCAATCGTGAAATGCCGGGTCACCGTGGGCATACGCTTCTCAAGATCGGAAACAGCACGCTCCCGCAAGGCGTAGTTTTTCGCCCTGGTTTTTTCCAGACTGTCCTGGGACTCGACCTTGTCGAGCCACACTTTGATCAGTCCGGCAATCTTGTCGAGGTCAAACCCCGTCTTCGGCTCCGGGTACGTCTTACGGCGTCCCCATGAGCCGAACACGATGCAGAGCTTGCCCGTATAGCGTTCACGGAAGCCCCAGTTTTCCCGCATCGGTTTCACGTCGATGTCCAAACCGTACTGACCTTTAACCGTTATGCGGGCATTCCAAAATATCTGCTGCTCAGGCAACTCAACCGGAAGCCTCGCCTCGCGGAGCTTCCTAAAAAGCCTGTCACGGACACTGACCGCCCGCTTGACCACCTCTTCTTGCTTAACCGACTCAAGCTTCCGTGGATTCACCCCTTCTCCCTCTCCGGCGGCCCGTAAAGTATCCGCCGCTGCCTGATTGTTGGTACTCCGTCACTTGGGCACCCCTGAGCCAGACATCTCCGGCCCCGGCCTGTCGTCACCCTGGCGAGCCTTGTTAAGCTCGCCGTTATGTGCCTTCGCTTGCCGTGCCCGCTCCGTATCAACCAGGACCCTGGCCTCACGCATAAGCAGATTGAGCTTGTCGTAGCCCGGCACCGCCGTGGGAGCCGGGAGCCCTTTGTACCAGTCCAGGATGTCCTCGAGGATCAAGTGCTGGTAATCTTGCGCCGTTTTAACCGCCGATGCTGCCATCGTCGTTTCCCCTTTCCGACCCGTTTCGGGTCTGTTTCAGTCCCACCAAACCCGGAGGATTTCCAGGCCCATTTCGTTCCGGCGCCAAGTGATCTCGCTGGCTCGCACGGCCTCCATCGCTGTGATGAGCCACTTGCTGGTTTCTGAGTCCAGCGGGCGGATGTAGAGCACCGGACTACACTCCCTGCCTACCGTGACCTCACAGTTGAGCATCACGAGCTTTGCCGTCACCTTGTCCGGATCGAAGTCATTGTATCGACCGACGGCACGCAGGCAATCGTACAAGACAACGCCCGCGCTATGTAGGGGCTCTGGGAGCCGCCAGTTGAGCCCCGGCCCGAGATTGCCCTTCCTATCGTACCCGCGCCGAACCATGTCCACCAAGAGCTTTGCCTCCGTCATACGTGTCCTCCTTTGTGTTAAAGCCTGGGCCTTGCCGCCCCAGGCTGGGGGTTTACCCGGCCCCGTGCTAGGTGGTCCAGGCTCCTAGCCGACCCTTTACACCGTTTCGGCTAGCTGGACAGGCCGTAGCACTTGCGCCGGTGGCTCACCGCAATCAGTACCGCTCCCGCTTCAATCCCAAAGGGTCGTCCCGTAAAATCATGATGGGCTCGCAGAAGGGCGCCGTAATAATCCAGTGCCCGCTCAAGTTGAGCCTCGGACGTACCCAATGGACCTTCAATGCACGCCCTTCGGTGTTTATCTCCATCACCCCTTCCGGGATAAGGTCCACACCGAGAAGCTTTTCCGCCGTTTCCTGGCGGAGGACTGTCCGCACCGTTCCCATCGTCCCTCCTTACAGCGCAAGCTGTAACTGCTCGAACGCCTTGTCAAGAGCCTCGTCGCGGAACCCTTCGGGCATAGTCAGGTCGCCCGCGATTGCCAGGAGCCGGTCCTTATCCCCTACCTGCCTGAGATCGGCTGCCGCCAGGCTCACCGCATCTGCATCAAAGATCCGCGCCGTGACGTGCATGTCGAAACGGCTACCCCACTCGCTCGAGTAGGCGCCGTGGAGGACGAACCCCGGCGAGCACCCGCACGGGCACCCGGCCTGTTGGGACCAGCGGAGCTTTGTGTACGTTACCCCCGCAAGGCTCAACGCCTTGCCTGCTGCCTCACGGTAAAGCGCCACCGGACGGTTCCGCCGGTTCGCAAGGTTATCCAGCACGTTTTCGTCCTTCGCCCAGACGTACACGCGAGGCCTTGCATTTCTACGGTCATCCCGGTCCTTCGCCTGGAGCTTTGCACTCACCACCTCGATCCGAACATCCATCGCTTTGTCCTCCTCGTAGGCGGCTGCCGCCGCCGGTTTTACCACGTGTATTGCACCCGAGCCATCTCCGTTGCACCGCCATTGTTCACGAGCACCCATTGCCCTTGCGTCGGCAACGGTAAGTCCAGCATCTGCTCAAGCGCCCTTCGGTCACGGCCCGTCATAGGTCGGCCTTCCCTTCCCCGGAAGGGCGAGGCATATTGCCCCGTAGTCACTTGCTGCCGGGCAAAATCAAGGTACAGGGCCGCCCGTGCAGACTCGTTCCACTGGTCAACGGCAGCGGCCTTGCTTACGCCCGCCCAGTCTGCAAACCGGGGCATGGCCACCGCCGTAAGCATACCGATCAAGAGCACGCACAGGATCGCCTCAAGTAAAGTGTAACCCTTCACCGTTTCACCTCCACCAGCTTGAAGGCTATGTTTGCCATCCGCTGCACCGGGAGCGCCAGGTACTTAGCCTGGTTCTCCGCGCTCAGAGCGTCGTACACCTTGATGATGGCGTTCGCCGTAAACAGGTCCACGCGCACCCCTTCCACCTTGCCGTGCTGCTTGTGCTCAACGATACCGCGCAAGGCTATCAGCTTCCGCCCCGCCATCACTTGCCCTCCTTTGGCGTCGGGCAGGGGCAATACACCCGCCCGCATTTGACGCACGGCGTCTCCCGCCATGTATATTCAGGCTTGGCCAGCTTTGTTTTGCTCACGAGCCCTCCTTTGCTATGCGCCAGGCCTTGCCCGCCCTGGCTGGGGTTTACGCGGGCGCCCGTAGGCGCCCGTGGGCTCACCGTTAAGGCTTGCCGTTAGTTGATACCGACCAGGTCACCGAGCAGGTTAAAGGCCCGCGCCTTGAACTTTGCACTGGTGCCGAACCACCTGCTCTCGAGCTTGCGCCCGGCATTCACCTCGCGGCTCATGCCCCGCCGGTAATAGTCGGCATACTCCGTGGCACCGTTCAGGTAGCCCCACGCCGTGCCCTGAACCTCAGGCACGCCCTTCTGGCCCCGCCCGTTCTGGGCAAGGAAACCGACCGTGAGCCGCGCTTCCTCAACGGCCTCCGGGCTCAGACTGCCATCCGGCACCAGGCTCTTGAGGAACTCGTCGATGTCCCCCGCCGTTAGCCGGTGCGCCACAAACTTCTGAGCCGCGCTCTCGAACTTGTCATAAAACCCAACCGCAAGGTTCAGAGCCTCGCGGGCAGCCTCGATCTTGCTGCGCACGTCGCCGGAGTGCCGGATCACCACGCCCTCGCTCAATGCCTTGCGGTCCCCCAGGGCCGCCGTGAGCGTGTTCTGACACACGATCCGGACCGGCGTAAAGAACATCCGCAATGCGGAGCTGCCGTCGTGCGCGTTCATGAGCGCCAGGAACTTCTCGGTGGTGTCGCCCCGCAGGAGCGTCATGTCACCGGGCAACTTTGCCAGGATCCACACCCGCTCGCCGTCGCCCAGGGCACCGGCTGTGTGGTATAGGGCCTGGCCCTCACCGACCACCGAGTCGAAGAACCCGAAGGCGTCCCGGTTCTGTATGGGCCGATAATAGCTACCGACCACACCGAGCGGGACCTGGTTTTCCGTGTTCACGACGGCCCGCTTGCCAGGGATCTCAATGATCCCCCCGGCGTTGTCGAGCGTGTAGGCGGGCCGCAGGTTCACGTCGTAGTCCAGGCCCGCAGCCGTGATTGCCTCGTGCGCGGTGGCCGGATTGTCAAGGATCGTCCCTAGCCCATGCCAGGGCCGCTCCTTGTAGCTGAACATCGCGGCCTTGCCGTCCAACTTTTCGTACAGGTTATGGGCCATTGTGGTCCCTTTCTGTAAGCGGCCCTGCCGCCTACGGTGGCCCGCTATATCCACGCGGGCGGTTCACTTAACACGAGCAAACCCTTGTCGATGTCAAGCTCGGTCTGTATGCGGCTCGAGGCTCCCCTTTCGAAGTAGCCGCTGGCGTAGACATCCAGGTACGTCACCGTTTCATCGGTAACGCCCAGGATTTTAATGCGCCGATGTTCTTCGTCACCGGGCGCCGCCCACCATTGGCCAGGCTCGAGGGCCGGATGCCAGACCGGGTTCACGCAACGTGTCGTCACCCTCTACGCACCCCCTTTCAATAGGTACAGCAAAAGCATTATCACCAGTCGCACCAGCATCGCCGCTGTCCTCCTCCTACTTTTTCGGGTCAGTAATGATGCCCAGGGGCCGCTCGTCTGCAACCGTCTGGATCAACGCGCCGAGCTTAACCACCTGGTCGTACAAAGCAACCGCAGCCATTGCACCGGCAACGTCGCGGCCCGTAGCAGCCCAGTTGAGCGTGACCTCTATCTTGAACCGTTGCAGTCGGCGCCCGTCCTTTAGATCCTCAACCCTGCCCCAGTGGGTCGCGATGCCTAGATAGCACCCTACCGCCCACGCACGCTCGAACTCGATGTTCAGGTAGTTCCGCGCTTCGTCAAACGAGCCGTAATCATCCAGCGCCTTTTTGAAGTAGTCGTTCTCGACGTCGACGCCTGGGATCGTCGGCAGGTGCGCCTTGATGATCTCAACCAGCTTTGCTTGTGTTTCCTTCGGGTGGTACACCTTTGGGTCTTTCACTTCGTCCTCCTCATGCCCCGGAGCCTTGCCGCCGGTGCCGTATAGGTTAATCGTTGAACACTCGAAGCTGTTGCCCGATCACCCGTGTCACGCCGTCCAGCAACTCGTACACGTAGCCGCCGAACTCCTCGTCCTCGCCGTGCCCGTGCCGGATCTGGCTACCCCTAATAAACTTCAGATCGCCGCCGGGCGTCCGCACGATAATCGTTGTTGGCCACCGGTCCCCGGCCCGTATGCCCAGGTCGGAGGCTTCCGTCACCAGTGCGCCCTCTAGCACCGTGAACAAATCCGAGGCAACAGTCAAAGGCTGGGCCGCCGTAACGCGCCCCAGGATCTCCCGCTCAACCATCCCGTCCATCTACCCCCTCCCTAGTGCTTTGGTTTTTGCCTTAATGAGTTCCAGTTCGGCCATCGTAAACGCTGCGCCGCCGTAGGTCGTGGCGCCGCGTGGCCCGGTTATAACCGAGTAAAAGTGGAGCGTGTTGTCATCCTGCAATTCCGCAATCCGGTCACACTTGGACATCCCGCCATAATGGGTCGTGCTGTGGTGCAAGATCATTTCCGTCCTCCTTCTGCCTGGCCTTGCCCTTCCAGGCTGGGGTTTACAAGGCGGTCCCTCGGGCATGCACCGCAGCCCTATTTGCCGTCCCGCCTCGGGCTCACCAGGGGCTTACTACCCCCGTGGCTTCCGTAGGAACTCGTTGATCACAAACTTCGCCCGGTTCATGTATTGCCGCGCACGCTCCGTGTCACCCATCGCAAGGCATTCCTGCGCATCGCTTAGGATCGACATCGCAAACATGCCTGCGTCCGTGAACCCGGTGCCCTGCCCCCGGATCACCGCCTTCCTGAGGTCCGTGCTCGTTACCCGGTCGCCGAACATCTGCATTTCGACATTCTCCCGATCGAGCTGCACCAGGATCGCCTTGTCCATTTTCGCGTTGTCGTAAGCATCGTTGGCCATTAGTTGTTCTCCTCGCGCCGTGCGTCGCGCACCAGGTAACGGGCGCCCGCCGTGCTGCCGTTGTGTGCAAACCGCTTGCCCTCAACCTTGCCGCCCGGCACCGTAGCAAACCGCACCGTCATATCCGCCGGGATCATGCCCGCGCCCTGCATCCGCTTCACAAACTGCTCCGCCTCTGCCTTGGTATAGCCTAACGCCCGCGAGAGAATCACGTTACGCGTCACTTTCGTCCTCCTCGCTCATGCCGAGCGCCTTGCGTATCGTTGCCGCCGTTTCCGGGTCAACTTCAATCCGCCGCGCAACGGCCCGTCCGCCGTCCGCCCAGCGGTCATAAGTCGTTTCGCTTATGCCGTCAAGCTCTGCCTTAGTCATCACGTCCTCCGTTCGGCTGGCCTTGCCGCCCAGCCTGGGGGTTTACCGAGACCGGGGGGTGGGCTCGCATCCCCCCTCGCCCGTAGCATTCAGTCTCGTGGCTCACCGCCCGGATCGAACTCGCGCCTTTGCCGCCGCCCGCGCATGATATACATTAAGCCTGGGGTCTCTCGTTAGCTAGGCATCGGTCGGCTGCGCCTAATCGGATCCGGTCCTACTGGCGGCTGCCCGCCTGCCCCTTCCGGGGTCTGCCTTTTCTTGTCGCGCCCTTCGCCCCTCGCATTTTCCGTCGGCTTGTGGGTGCCGCCCGTACTCGCTTTGGGGTCCCTCGTGCGCCCGGCATCTCTTGGAGGTCTTTCCGGCGCCTCCCCTTTCCGCTTCCCGCCGCCGCTTGCCCCCTTCTGCTTTCCGCCGCTTGCGCCGGGCGGTTCGGCTGGGCTTGCTTTAGGTTATGTCTGACCCTATCTACTGCATCCCCCGTGCCAGTTGCCCCTTATTTCAGACATTCCCGCTGGAAAACTGCTCGCCTGTAACGTAGACCCGTCAAGGAGTTAGCCCGACACGGCCTAGAACACACGAAACCGGGCAAGCCCCGGACTGTCTAAAATCCGGCACCCGCCCGGTTTCCCGGCGGCCTCGCCTCCGGCTAACTACTTAATTATAAAGGCCGCGCCGGGCCGCGTCGTATTCCCGGCCATGCCTAGCCTTGCCGCACCTCGCCGCGCCATGCCGCGCCTTCAACCTTGCAACCGCCTTGCAAGCCGCCCGGCTAGCGACAGCTCGCTAGAAATAACGAGTTTCCCGCCCGCAGCCGCATCCTTTGCACCCTCCCAGCGCCCCGGTGCCGCGTGTATGCCCCAGGCTTCAAGGCTTGTAACGTGATCCTCCCGAGCGGTATCCTCGACCGGCCCCGTGTCTATTGCCAAAATTACCCGTTTTGGGCGGGCTTTTGCCAAGATGCCTAGATGCTCCCCTGTAAGGTGTATGCCTAAAGGTGCGACAGTCTTGAGCCCACTTTTCCGCCCTGCCAAAACGTCCGCAATACCCTCCACCACAACCGCCTCGTCCCCCGGCGCCAGGGTGTCGGCCCCGTAAAGCATAGCCGCCTGCGGGCGCCCGCACTCTGCACCGGGATCGGTGCGCGGCCCGTACCGGCTCGTAAGGTACTTGGTAGCCCCGCCCGCCTCATAGATCGTTCGGGCTTGGAACCCGACCGGCACACTCCCCATAACTATTGGAAAGATGATGCGCCAGGCATGATCCCCGCGCAGGCAATACCCGGCACCGGCTTCGATGAGATCGTTTACGTCTAGCACGGGCCATTGACGCTTGACAAACTTTTCGAACGGGAGCTGGACCATCGGTGCAACCGTTGAGGGCAAAAACGGTCGCATGTCCGACGGGAACCTGCAGAAGTCATCGTATTGAGCTGGTGGTGCGGGAAGGATAGCTTCGAAGCCGGTGCCCGGAAACGTGTTTTTGAGATAGATGATTACTTCGGTCCGAGTGTCAAAGCCTTCAGCGGCTCGCGCCCATTCAATCGCGCCGCCATCCACGCGCTTACACGCGGGGCACCCAGCGTTGAAGCACCCGGCGGTCCAGTAAACAATGTTCAGCCATCCTCGCCCTTTGGTATCATCGCAATACGGACAGTCGAACGCACGGATGCCGTTCTCGTAACTGCGCCCGCCGGATTCGTTGAGGATGGCTACACGGGACCGAAGGTAGGAGTCGAGATCTATTTTGGGTCGCATCGTAACGCGCACCGGCTTCGCACAACTGCCGGAGCCTTCAGCCAAATCTTGCTTGGCCCTGGACCTGTTCTCAGTATCACGTCCTCGGTCACGACGACACGGAAAATCCCATGCTCCTTGATGTAGTCAGTCGTGGTGATCCGAACGGTGCCGTCTGGACGCGATACCGCTATCGTTCGCCTTTCCATATACTCAAGCATGTATCTCGCCACCATCTTGGCACGACGAGCAATGCTCTTTGCTCCAAGGAACGGTTTTGCTTTCGCCCGGACAAAAATGACTCATTTTGTAAACCCCGCCTCCTTTTTCCTCTGCTGCTTCAACGGAAAGGCCATCGCGTAGTGGTAAAGCTGAGCAAGGGTCATCATACCCGTCGCTCCGCCGGTGTGTCCCAATTCGTTTAACCAGTCCTGAGCCTCGAGGACGTTAAAGAGTCCGAACTCGACCTGAAGCAGACATCGCCCCGGCCTGATAACTGCCGGATGCAACGTCTTAATTTCCTCGTTCGTTGTTATGAGCAAAAGGATGTTCAGCCCTTGCCCCAGCAATCCGTCGACCACGTTCAATAGCCGCGAAAGGGCCTGTCCTTGCTGCTTCTTCGCGTCGACCACCAGCAATTCACCCGTGTCCTCGAGCACAAAGCAACGCCAGCGCTGGCTCGCCTTGACCAAACCTGTCGATTCTTCCACGATTTTCCCGTTGTCGTTGTCGTCGGTTTCACGGAGAAGCACTTGGATCAGATACGATGCATCCTTGAACAACTCGTCCGGATCGGTAATGTATTCGAACTGACACCACTTCCGCCATTCCGAAGCCAACGCCCGGATTGCCCAGGTTTTACCCGTACCGGGCGGCCCGTACCACAGAAGCAGTTGGCCTCCCCGTTCCGGTTTGGTCCACGTCATCATTTCCCTCAACCCGGAGAACGTAAGCCCCGGATAGTTGTTCGTGATGTCCGGCCAGCTCGGGACTTCCATGTTTCGTCGCCAGTGCTGCGGTCCGTGCGGGCTTTGCGTCCAAAAGACCATTGGGATGATCTTTCCCTCTCGCACGTTGTCGAGGGGATACCGTGCCCGCGCCAGATTGAAAAATTGCTCGAGAGGCTCACGCCATCGCGCTGCTACGGTTACAACTATTGCCCCCCGCGCCAGGCGGATATAGGCAATGGAATCTGAGTTGTCAAATTCAACGATGCTTTCGTGAACCCCGTGGGCCGAAAATACTTGGCCACGATCATCGGCGTGCAATTCAGTAACTGCCGTTGGCCAGTGTTCGACAACGTACCACTTCAACTCTTTATGGAGCGCCTGCGCGACGAAATAGGCGCCCAGCGGTCCGTCGCATGTGGCCCATTGAGACGGAATGATTATTGTTGGTTCTCTCATTGGCTCACCATCACTTCTTCCCTTTCGGTTTGACGTATATTTGCGCGTACTCGTGGACACGGAGCAGCAAATGATTCCCCTTGTGGAACGTACCGACCCGCGTCAAAGCTGCGCCTCCCTTTCGGTAAAGGATGATCTCCTCTTTCATCCAGAACCCAAACACCTTGTGGAGCCGCGCCGTGTCGTGGTGGATCGGAACGAGTTGCTTGTCTTTGTCCCGGCATAGGCCAACCACCCAACAAGAAACGGCGCCGGGCTTGAGGATCCTGAAGGTATGGAATATGACGTGCCGGTACATTTCCAGGAAGGCTTCGTAGGTGGGAGCCATCGAGAGATCGTTCTCCCCGCCTTCGTATTGCTCGAGATTCCAATAGGGCGGGCACGTTATGATAAAGTCCGCTGAGTTGTCCGGGATAGCCGTACAAAGTTGCGCGTCACCTTGGTAAATCCTCACCTTGTCAATAACATCGTTTGCCTGGCAGCGGGCGATGGTCTCCTTCACCCCTTCGGGCCGAAGCTCGAGGCCCACATAGTCCAAGCCGTGCTTGGCCGCCATGATCGCCCGTGTACCGCCCCCGGCAAACGGGTCGAAGCAGACCCCCTCCTTCGGTGCATACATGCGGAGCAGCAAGGACGCAGTTTTCGGACTGAACACGGACGACACGCCTTGCGTTTCCTCGCCGCCGGTCTCCTTTGCAAGCTCTTCCGCCCGGTGCCGACTACCTATCCGTGGGTCCACGGCGAAGTGGCATGGCCCCTTCACGAGCCGCTTGACACCCTTGTCGCCGATAGCCCGTTTGAGTTCCCATTCGAGCGGGTCGGCTTGGGGAAGCTCCCACACCGTAAGCGGAAGGATCTCGAACCAGTCTTTGCCCGCCGTGACACGGTCCGGCTGGCCAGGCAACTGCGGCTGCTGGTTCGGTGGTATTTTTCCCTTCCATCCGCTCATGGTCCCCACCTCCAGGCAGGCTTTCCTTTCACCAAAAGACGGGCATCCTTTTGAGCTTCATCATGAGTCAAAAAAGCGAGCTTTGCTACACTTTCCGGTGGCTCTTGACCGAAAACTTCTTTCCAGGAATCACCGCAGTCAAGATCCCAAACTACACCTTCCGCCCCGGCATCCAAGATTTCTTCTGTCATGGTCCAGCACCGGAAGCAATGCTTGTACGTTTCCCAATTATCCTCGAAAAGCTGGGTCGTTATATGGTAAAGATCACCGGGAAAGATTTTCTCGCGGCACGCGAAGCAGGTATGCTCTTTTTGGGCCTTACGCCACAATAACGTGCTTGGCGCAGGGCTTTCATCGTAATTGGTACACATCAGACCTCTCCTCTCATTTTTCCTTGCACCCCTCCATACACGTAATCACTAACTGGTCGTAATAAACCTGGATGCCAAGGTTTTGCGCCCACCGGCGCTTCCCGCACGCGCAACACCGAAACAGCTTCCTCGGATTGTTATGGATCGTACTCCGCCGCTGGCTGAAGCCCATCGAGCGGAGGTTTGTATCCACGTATCGCAGCAAAGGCTGCTTCGCCCGCGTGAAAATGTGGACCCTCTTCACCACTTCAGCCATTTCGCCGCCACCTTCTTCAGAAAGTGGTAACGCTCTGCAAACATTGCTGCCGTAAGATCACCGCTGCCTTCGTCCAGGTGGCGGGATATGCGTTGAGCTTCCACATCACCGAACAAGAGAGCCAGGCCGGTCCGGAAAGCCAAGTAAGCTGGCAACGCCGGGGCCGCCTTATAGCAGACCAGCCGCTTGTACCGATTCATGACGATGAGCGTGTCCCTCGGCGTCAGCATGAACGGCGAAACGATGCAGCTACGCGGCTTCTCCGGTGTCCCGTGAAGCTGGCAAAGGCCAGTCGACTGCTGAAAAACGCAGCGCCGATCTATTGTCGGAAGCAAGTTGTTCAAGATAGGAAAATCATATTTCCCTTTGATGCCCGCTTCCTGGTCCGGCTCCACCAGAACAACCGGGCCAGTCGGCGAAACATATTTCCAGCAACAGGCGCCGTGGCAGACGTTGCGAATGTAATCCGGCGAGCACCCTTCGAAGGTAAGCCGCATCATCTTCGCGCTCACCTTGACAAGAATGCGGTCGTCGATTGCTACCACTGCGGCTTCTCGCCCGGCTCGGCAGGTCTCCTGGCAGTCTCCGGCGGTTTCGGGTTCAACTGCTTCTGCTCAGCAATCCGCCCGGCCACCACATTGTCGCCTATGCTGGACAACCGATGATGCAACGCAGCCGCAGCAGAGGGCGGGTCAACGTCGCCGGTGACGTCCATCTCCACGGACAACACAACCTTCTCGCCGTCGTATTGCTTATATTGCCAGTACCGTTCGAAAGTCGCGGTAATCTTTGTCACGCTTCCCTCCTACTCTGCAACCACGCTTGATACCGCTGATTCCGGATCGCTTCAACTCGGCTCGTCCACGTGTCTCTGATCCTGTTACTCTGTTCCTCCGTCAGCGGCTCGGGGGTCAAAAGTAGATGCACCAACTCTCCGTCGATTTCGATGGTTCTATGCTGGAACTCAACACCCGAAATGATGATTATTTCCTCTGCCATCCTCTGTTCGCCTCCTTCAACTCCTGGCGCCATTGCCGGAGTTCGTCCCGTACCCGCATCAGAGTTTGTCCCAGGTGGTTTGTCCCGACGCCCTTGCACCGGCCCCAAAAGGTGTCGCCCCACGTATTCACTTCGACCAGCTCTTCCTCACCCGTCTCGAGCAAGCGGTCGCCAAGCTCTGTTGTATGGCCGAAAAACTTTTTGTGAACCAGGACGTACATGATGTCCAAACGGCGTTCCTTGAACCCTGGCGAAACAACGCGGAGAGCTTTTCCCCGTCGCCGTGCGATTTCTGGCTTCGGTGCATCCTGGATCTCAGCCTTATCAGGTCCGCTGTCGGTTTTCGATGCTTGGTAGGCATGCTCCACAGTCGCATAATAGCGGCCCTCGTAAATGATGGGGGAAGGGTAAAAGTTCGAAAGGAACCTATACTTTCCCCGGAACGGCCCTATCACACGCACCCCCTCATACTATGGAAATTCCCCAGGACGGCTTACTCATCAACTTTTTTCCTCTCACGCGGGCGCCCGAGCGGACCCCCGCAGGCGGGACACTTCTGCTTCGGCGCACAGGCGAACACCGACCAAGTGGTTTTGCAATCCTTACACTTAGCTAGCTTAGTCTTTATTGCCCGCTTTGGTTTAGCCCGTTTCATCTTTTGGCTCGATCTGACCGAAGAATTGTTTTTGAACGTAGAGCGCAACCGGCTCGACACCACCCAGACGGTCCCAGCAACTCCGGCACGTTGCCCATAAAATGTAACGAGGCTTTTCCGGCGGTGGGAGACCCATGACTACCGTCTGAGCGTCGACACGGTTGCGGTTGTCCTTCCCAGGTATCCATGCCCCCCAATACCCTAAGCCTTCGATTTTGCCTTGGCAAACAACGCAGTCCAACCGCGACAGGATTTCCTTCAAATCCCCCTCGGTCGGGTCTTTTATAAAGATGTAATTGACATCCTCAGCCATCCCCGCCCTCGCCACTAGCCTTCAATCCCCGGCGTGATGTCCATATCCCGCAAAACTCTTCCCGTAGGCGGAATCGGCTTCGCAACCGCATTTGGGCTCCTCTGATGCTGCCCAAAAAGCCTAATAAGAAACACAAGATCCTCGACATCTTTTTCGGTCGCCGACGGGAACCGCTTGAGGTAGTTCTGCACCATCGTCTCAAGATCGATCGTGGGTTTGAAGCTCTCCATCGCCCTCCTCCTTTTCGGTATCTATCGCTGGCGTTTCCCCGGCTCGTAGCTCTCTGAATATCATACGCGCAAGGTCGACCACGTAAATACCCGCATCCTTCTCATCTTCCTCCTCGCGGAGGGCCGCCAGGAATAGGCGCCGCTGCTTGTGCTTCCGTAGGATCTCCGGAGCACAAATCGCCACCATGCCGTCTGCAACCGCCACCACCTCAAACGCTTCCGCGATGTCTGTCTTTTTGATGCGCTCCTTGCTCACGGCCTTCCGGTTCACGAGCGCAGCCGACCACACGACAACGTCAAGCTCCTTAGCTAGCTCCGCCATATCCCTGCTGATTTGCGGAAGCTCGTGCCGCTTTTCACGCTCGCGCTTCGAAGCGGACATGATGTTTAGGTAATCGAAAACGACCAGGTCAACCTCGAAGCCCATACCCCGGCGCCGTTCAATAACTCGAGCGGCCTCTTCAACGCCCTGCTTCCTCGAGTAAAACTCTTGCACCCACAAGTCGCCCGCGCCCGCAGCACGCATGCCCGCGAGGGCGGTGGTCACCAAGCCAGGGTTCTCACGTAAATCCTGCTTGGTCGATTGCGTCAATTTTCGGTCTAACCGCTGCACCACGGGCTCCTTCCGCATCTCGTAGGAGAAGAAGGCCACCCCCTTGCGCAGGCGCGAAGCATTCAGCGCGATGTTCAGAAGGAAAGATGACTTTGCGCCCTTCGGTGGAGCAAGGACGTACATGACCTCACCAAATTGAGGTCCGCCGTCTAATGCGGCATCAAGCTGAGCCAGGCCGGTCGGGACTTGCCTCCGGGTAATATCATCAACCCATAGCCCGGCGTGGTCCTCGAGATACTCGATACCGCCGCGACCTTCAGCCGCCCCGACAAGAAACGCCTGGTCGAGGAGCTTCTTAGCTTCAGTAAAGTCTTGCCGACCCGTTTTCCTTGTGGCCTCAAGAATGCCTGCCGATTGTACGAGAGCAGATTCAAACGCAACGTCCCGCGCCCACTCGGACGCCCGGCCCATAACATAGTCGGGGTCCGGGACTTCGATGTTCCGGACCTCCTGCCATTCGGCCTCGAACGCTTCCCGCTCTGCCGGGCGTAGCATAAGAGCTTCACGCCGGACTAGCTCGTCGGTCGTTTCGTTGCCGGGCCGCTGGTTCCGGTTCTCCTTGCCGAAGTTTTCAATGAGGCGAGCTAAACGATGGCGTGGCGAAAGGGTCTTGGGTGGGCCAAAGAAACGCGCCTGGAAAACGCCGGGACACCGAACGAGGAGGTCGCTCCGGATTGCGAGCGCCAGGATCTTTCGTTGGAAGCCTTCGGTGAAGTCATACGGACGTTCGATTTCGGACATTTGCGGGCGCTCTCGAGGTCAGTCGATGTTGTTTTGTCAGGTACTGCAAGAAAGTCGCAATGTCCTCCAAACAATTTTCTTCGTACATAGTGGAATCGTGCGGAAAGTAAGCATACTTTCGGAAGCCCCCGGACCATTTGATCGTTCCAAGGAAGGCTCCCGATTGTTTGTTGGTAACGTGCCACACGGTCGTCTTCGAGGACGCCGAAGCGTCGAACAGCATAAACGTAATCCAGGTCCCCTGGAATTTGTTTCTGTCTGTTTGTGAAAGTGCCATGCCGCTCAACGCTGTTGATTCGGATACGGACGCAGTGATAGCGGGATGCTGGTATTGGTCTCGTCGAGCCGGTGCCCGAGTGTGAATGCTCTCGCGAGCCGGTCCAGCCCTTTGATGAGTGAAGGGCGGTCGGCGTAGCCGCTTGCCGGGCCTTTTGCGAGCACGTGGCCGTTCGACCAGATCGTGTACCCCCACCGCCCTGTCGAATACCGGAACACTCTTATCGTCGGAAGGTTCGAGTGCCGCACCCTAACCGATGCAGCCGGGACTTGCCTCGTAACTGACCCTTGCTGTCCCACGAGTACGTCGAGCCTCAATCGGGGTCTCCTCATTGTCTTCCTCCTCGTAGACGCCATTTAGTTAGAACGCCACCGGATTTTCGGTCCGGCTCTTCCACCGCAGCACGACCGGGATATTGCCCGCCTTCGGGAACGGGACGCAATGGACCACCCCGTCGCTATCCAGCACGCGGTGGGTCGTGGTTCCAACCCACAACGCGACCGGATTATCGATGTGGTACACGGTCGGCTCTTGCCCGGCTTCGGTGTCCAGGAACTCGTACTCGCGGTAAATCTCGTCCTCGATGCTCCTGCGGTCCACTTCGATTGCCATTATCTCTTGCCTCCCTTCAAAGGTTAGTTGTTGTGTGGATACATAGGTCAAAACAGCCCGCCCGTAACCCCCGGAATCGGTGGGGCCATTTCGGCCCTACCGTCCTTCCGTCGCAAAGACCCTCCGGTCACGTGGACACAAAAGAACCGGTCCGAGAACAGACGGTCGACTACCCGCTCTCCCAACACCGGGATAGCTTCCACCGGTCCCCGGTTCATCGTCACGACGAGGTTTTTCAACTTCCCGTCGGTCACCTGCAAGAGCCGGAGCAGAAGCGTTTCCTTGAACGCCGTGTATTCGCCCAAGTCAATATCATCGATGACGAGGAAGCTTACCTCGCGCTGGATGTCCGTCAGCAGCGTTTTCACGTCCGGACGATCAGTGTCCTCGAGCGGGTCGGTGACGCGGGACGCCTTGACGAAGCGCTCGTACATGTCCGGCCACCACTCGAACCGCACCGGCGCCATCCACGGCCTATCGGTGTCCCGCGTGTGGTAGCCCTGGCTTGACGTGGCCGCCGCCCACACGCCTGGGCGCCCGTAGCCTTGCAAGATAAACCATCGCGCCGCTGCTACCGCGAGCCCCGTTTTGCCGCCCCCGGCGGGTCCGTAGAGTACGGCGCCCCGCTTATGCGGTATGTCGCTTGCCTCTCCCACCGCTACCCCGATCCAATGCTTTACTTTGTCAAGGGTTTCGCCTGGCCGTGGGTGCGAATCGAAACCCCACTCCGCATGCTCGCCGCGAATGTTTGCAGCCGCGAGCCGTAGCACAAACTCAGCCGACGGAAGGTAGTCGGTCATCGAACCCCGCTCCCTCCGCAGGCTTGACACGCATGGTACATAAAAAACATCTCGTTTCCCGTGCCCTCGCAGCGCCCGCACCTGTACGCGGGCGGGATCTTTGCGGCTCGTGCATAGTCAGAAACGACGCGATGATCTTGTATTTCGCGTGTGGGATGGTCTATCTTGCCAAAGATCTCATCCCATCCTGTTCGGTAGGCGTCGGTCATTGCAGCCTCTCATGAGGCAACGGACGGAGATACCCCCCGTAGAAGAGAGACAAATATCCGAACCGGCTCGCATACCGCCAGTCGTCCTCGTCCATCCACCGCCTCGCTTCCGGAACGTATATCCGGTAATCACTCATGGGGACATGCCGGAGCAAACCTTGTCGGCGTGGTAGCACCGAACGCCACCTCCGTCGCAAGCTCGTTCAACCTCGCCCGCGCTTCGATCTCCAACGCAAGGTTCGTGTCCTGTTGCCCCTTCTGAAACGCTGCCCAGGCGAGCACCCATTCCGGCACGACCTCACCCGCAACCGTTATCCGCACGTTCGGCCCACGCAGCAGCCGGACCTCTTCGCGAAGCCTTTTTAGCTCGCAATTATTACACTCCGGCATGCACGTATGAAAAACTCCTCCCTCGGACCCCATGATGTGGCTATCCCCTATCATTCGCTTGGCCCCACATCGGGCTTAAACCCCGCAAGCCTGTCCAGCATTTGCTGGCGCTCCTCCCCTTTGCACAAGGCGGGCGCATGCCGCTTGCGGCCTTGGGGGGTCTGACCCTTGCTACCTAACAGCGGTTGAAAGCCTAGCCCCCAGACGTAGCAGTAGTCCTTCAACTGGCGCCATGCGTTCGTTTCGTACTCCAGCGCTGCATAGCTGCACGCCTCGAGCAACTGCGACACGGTAAACCCTTCGCGGAGGCGCTTTCGCAATTCCTTCCTGGCCCGCGCTGCGTAGCTGCCCTTGAAACCGAGTGGCGTACCGATAATCTTTTGTGCCGATGCTAAAAGCTGCACCTCCTCGTCGGGCGTCAGGGGACATCCAGGGATTTTGCGAGAGCGTTTGGGGGTCCGACCGTCGCTTTTGCGACGGTCACTCGGACCGAAGGTCCGAGTCATTTCTCCAGACTTGAGAACATCTGTGTGTTCTGGAGTTCTGGAGTTCTCAGATTTGGGGGTTCTAGGGGGGAAAGGACCGGGGCCGGGCGTCAACTTCCCTGCGACGACCGACATGATGTTTTCGCGGGGGATGGTCACTTCGTAGGGGGTGGCGTGGTAAGGCTTCGGTCTGACCAACTGCTTTACGTACCCCGCCCGGATTAACTCTGCCAGGGCCGCCCGAACTTTGGGTAACGGTTCACCGCACCTTGAGGCAAGATTTTGCATCGTAAAAAGAAGCCGTCTATCACCGTTGCACTGGTCATCGAGCTTTCGGAGAAGGCTATAAGCTGCATCCGTTATACCGTTCATACTCACCCCCTTAAAGGGAAAGGGAACCCCCGCGTCAGACCTTGCAGCGGGCTAACGCGGGGGTGCCTCCCCGCACGCGGGTGGAAGGGAAAGAGGGGTCCGGGAGGACGGGCCGGACCCTGGAAACCCTTCGACCCGACTACCGTACCAGCCCGGCAGGTAACTGGTACGGATTTTAATGCAATGGTTTATAAACAAAGCCGCCTCGCTGGAAGGTTTGCCGCTTTTCCTATGGCCGACGTCCGTTATAGTCAAAGGGCCGGTCATTGTCAACTCAAATCTTCAGGGAAAATGCCTACGCAACAGCTCGTATAGCCGCCCGCACGCAAAACAACTTGTGCTTCGTCCCTAGCTTTACCCCGCAATGGAGGCAGTGGGTCGGCTGTGTGAGACCAGCCCGCCGTGAGGAAGTCTCGCCGGGGTGTTGTCCCAGTTTACGTTTCATCCCACCCGCGAACGGACCAGTCACGTCTGGAAATTCCTTTCGTTTAGTCCGCATCGCTTGCTCCTCTGCTGTGCTCTATTGAAACCGACGAGATCGCTTCGCGCCACACGCACTTCTGCTTAAACGTGATCTTTCCGTCGTGAAACAGGTTGTCCACGATCTCGAGTGCTCGCCGGAACCGTTTCGGTCCGGTCCCGGCAAGCCTCATCACGTCGCCGATGTCCCATCCCTTTTTTGGCTTCTTAGTATCGGCCATTTCCGTTGCGGACCTTTTTTGCGTACCGAACGGCTGGGCTTCCCGGCCCGCCGTTATACGCAATCGCGAGAAGGTGCAACTCATTTGACCCTAGACGGTCCCGTAGGTCGACAAGGTACGTTGCCGCCCAGTGCAGATTTTCATACGGGTCGAACAACGCCATGATTATCCGTCCGTGCGGCATTTTCAACGCATGTGCCGTTTCCGGGCCGATAATCCCGTCTATCCCTACTCCCGCATACTTCTGAAACCGAGCAACGGCTTCCCCGTTTGCTGGCCGGGACAGAGGGCGCTTCAGACCCGCCACAACCAGGGGCTTGAGCTGACAAAGCCCGATCTCGCCCTCTTGCCCCACGGCGCCCGGTCGCCAGTGCGACTCCGCCGTGCAAATCCCGGAGAGTAGACCGGACGGTAGTCCGTGCAACTGTTCAAGGCGGGTAGCCTCTTCCCGCCATGCGATCTCGGACGCAAACACGGTGCTGCTAGAAAACAGCAAGATCAGCAAACACGTCGCCATAAGGGGAAACTTTCTCATCGTTTACCTCCCGTAGTTCGGCCCACACCCTTGCCCCCCATGGCAAAGGGCTCGTTGGACCGTAGTGGAAGCTCACCTGGACCGGCTTCGGATGAGTGTAAGTATGAAACCTCCGAGGCTTGCCGTGCTTCCCCTTCGACACCCGGACGGGAGGGTCTTGTGTCCCCCGCTTGAGGTTGTGGAGGATCGTGTTCTTGCAGACGGTCACGTAATACACCGGCGGCTCCACGTTCCGACGCCGTGCCCGGTATTCTGCCGTCTTTTCATTAACCATCCCGGCAACCTTGCGAGGATCAGGTTGTTTCATGAGCTTCCCCGTCCTTGTCGAGTAAACCTTCCTGCCTACCTGTATCGAGTCAATTCCCATGCGCCGAAAGCTCTCCGCCACAAATCTGGAGATCGTTGCCACAGCCTTCTTTTTCATAGCCTTCTTTTTCATAGCCTTCTTTTTCATAGCCTTCTTTTTCATAGCATCGCCACGGCAACGTTCGCGGTGGCCCAACATCCGAAAGCAACAGCCAAAAGCCAACGGCCTTCCGCAGCTTCCTTGACGGCAGCGGCAAAGTAGAGCAGCCCCGCTGAGAACACAAACCAGTTTTTAATCATCTTTTCCTCGCCTTGAGCGCGGTATGCGACAAAACAGAGCCTTGCGGTCGGATAAACTGTGCGCGGACAAGAGCGTTCCGGCACTGGATAGCAACATTGCCGCGATGCATGGCGTGGACCGTTATGATGAGACTGCCGCACTCTGAAGGATGGTGGTATCCCCGATAAGGACAACCTATAAAGCTGGTATGTCGGACTTGAGGTAGAAAGCCTTCGCTGTCGAAGCGGAACCACACTCGGATGATCCGTGGCTTCCGTTTACTTGAGGAGCGACGCAAGCTCGGAGAGGTTTTCAGGTGCTACCTCCGCTTTTCGAAAGTCATCGATCGTCAGCCCCATCGCTTCGCATACGACGCGCACGCGCTGGTTAAGGAGCCATCCCCTTTCGAAGCCCTCGACGTAAGTCAGTATCGCACAGGCAACGCCTGCAATAAAAGCCTTATTTTCGCGCTGGCTAGACTCGTCGCGGGACCGGGGGGTCACCGTCCTTTCCTCGAGGACCGCATAGAGCGGCTGACATGCCGCGCATCCCGGTATAGAGTGCAAAGCGTGTCCCGTTGCTCGAAGGAAGCGGTACGCTTCCCGCTTGATCTCCTCGAGCCGCCGCGCTAGGTATTCAGGACGGTTGTCGGCTTTTCTTCGCAGCTCAGGCACGTTGTTTTCCCTGTTCGGTTGACGAAAAAGCAACGCATCGTTCCGCATACCGAGCACTCGACCGGTGGGTAGAAAAGGATAAACGGTGGCGCGACAAGGAAATTAGGTATAGTCCGCTTCTCGTTCACTCGGCGCCCCCCTTATCCCACGGATGCTGTACGTTTCAACCGCCCGCTCCGCCTGCAGCCTAGTCTTTTTCGCAGCCTCTGCTAGTAACTCAAATCCGGCCTGGCTAAACACGCCCTCCGCCGCTCGCAAGTTTTCGACGGCCTCGTTGAGCTTGTTCAGCGTATGTTGCCAGACCATGACCGCTTCCCGTACCGCTGCTCTGTGGCGGCTCATAATACGTGGCTCCTGCCGCAATGCGGGTGCCCCGCGACAAACGTGAAAAACTTGGTCCACCGACCGCACCACGCACACTTCAGCTTCAACTCGGCCTCCCGTAGTTAGTGCATCGGCAGTCTTGCGCCAGGCCCACGTACTTTTCTTTGCAAATGTTACAGCGCCCCTCCAAGAGCAGGTTCGCTTCGCGCAGAAGCACCTTCCCCACCGCCATAACGGTGGCCTTTCGAACCGCTTCGACCTCAGCCGTCTTCCTATTGACGATCTTTCGGAGCAGCCCTCGCAATGTCATAGGTCCCTCCCATACACGGCATGCTCCCACCAGCAATGCGTGTTCGGACTGCCGAGCTTGTGCCGTGCGATCTTTTTGAACGCTTTGTAATGCTTCACGTTGTCGCCGGAGATGTTGACCCAAATATCTGCATAGACCGCATCGAAGGAGCCTTTGCAAAACAGCGTCCCGATGTCCCACGCGTCGGCAATCACCAGCCTCCAGTTCAACGCCCGAACGTGTTCCCAGGTGGCTTTGACCACCGCCGGGTTTTTCTCAACGATGACTACCTCGTCATATTTTTCTTCAACGAGTTGTGGAAACATGCCAAGCCCCAGGCCACAGACCAGGATCCTGCGCCCGCCCTTTCTAAAGTGGGAAGCATCGCACCGCATCATCGCTATCTCCTGTGGCGAGTCGCTCATCCAGGCGCTCTTGTTCGGTCCGTTCAGCGGGCCGATGCTGAGGATCGTTATCTCGAAGCGGCCAGGGTAGGCGGAGCTGAAGTATTCCGGCGCCACGATGATCTCGCGTCGTACCTGAACCTTGTCACCGTATTGTCCGTCAGGGGGTAAACGGAAGTCCGATCTTTTGATGGGGGCGTTCTTGTAACGATCTTGCATGGCCATACTCATTATCGTTGAAGTGCCCATGCCGTCCTCCTTGGGGGTCTGCCGATCCCCTCTTAGGTAATTCCCTGGCCGGGAGGCATCATCGATCTTTCCTTTCCACACGATGTTTCCTTTCCACATGCAAAAGATCGACGGCAATCTTGAGTTCACGTTGGAGCCTTTTGACCTCGTGCCAAAGCTGGGCGGGGGTCGGGTCGAAGGTGCAAGGTACACCCGGCGCATCGGGAGGCAGGTCGGCTTCGCTCATGCACGGCTCCTTCCGCCCGCAATTCAGGCAGATACGGTCGGCAAGCGGCCCGCAAAGGGCAAGGAGACGCTCCATCTCATCTCTAACGCGCAGATACTCGGTAACTGGAGCCCGCGCAAAGGCTTCGCCAGCAACTTTCACCATCTCCGCTCTAGTCTGTTCCAGGCTGCGGACAAACTCAGGGCTCATAGGACCGCTTTCCCAGCCCGGCGGGTAACACGGATCTCATCGACCACCTTTCTCAGATGCTTCAAAGATGTGACCTTGTCCCGCGTACTTTCGGCAAACAAGTTTTCAGCCGCTTCGAGCAACCGTGGAGCCGCCCGGTGGACGACACAGTAGACAACTGATTTGACGTTACCTCTTCGGTCCCACTGGATACCGCACGGACACTTCTTTTCGAAGGCGTCAAGATCTTTCTGGTTCATACCACTCTTCCTCCCTCAAGTAAAAACCTCATCCTAGAAACGGCTTCCACGGTAAACCGTGTCGCCACCCCGGAACGCGAACGAGCTTGCACGGGTAGCAGACATGAGTATGGCCAGGATCCTTCGGGAACACGCCATAGATGATATGGCTTGCCTTGTGTCCCTGCGGACAGACAACGGGTATGGAAGCTGCGGCTTCTCCCCCGGCGCGTGCCTTTACCCCACCCTTCCCTGCAGCCGGGACACCTTTGTGGTAATGGGTCTTCACCCGCTTACCTGAAAACGGCCCGGCCATCGTGCCCTTTTTACTCTTCGCCGCCACAATCGTTCTCGCTATTATCGTCGTCCGTTACGTCCTGCGTGCCCGCGCACGCGCCTGCGCGAAGCAGAAGCTGCTCGTTGTCCCAGCGCTCGATGCACGTAAGCAATGGGCCGGTCATCGCCAGCTACCCCTTTTCACGTAGCCGGACAGACGTGCCGGTGCGGTCACGGTAGAAGCGGTATCCCTTCAGCGGCTTTCTCATTGTCGGTCCCGCCGGGTTTCGTGAAGGGCAAGGATGATGACCGACGTAAAAAAGAGCATGCGCCCGGCCCAGTCCCAGACCCCGTTCTCCGGAAGGCGCAAAGGGGAAGTCATGCCAAAAAGCACTCCGCCGATGTACCCCATTACG